TACTTATGTGAAACCTCGAATGGGAGTTAACAGCTTTGGCAGCGAGTCGGTGACTTATGAAGGTGTGGGTTCGACGAAGAAATGGGAACGCATCGATAGCTATGGTCCCAAATTCGTGGAAAACATAGTGCAGGCAATTGCCAGAGATATTCTCTGTTATGCTATGCGGCGTTTGGACCAGGCAGGACATAAGATTGTGATGCATGTCCACGACGAAGCGGTAATAGAGGCACCGGTTGAAACTTCAGTTCAAGGTGTCTGCTCCATCATGGGAGAAACACCGCCTTGGGCTAAAGGCCTTTTGCTCCGCGCTGATGGTTATGAATGTAATTTTTATAAAAAAGATTAATTTGAGGGGGTTCGAAGCCCTCTCTTTTTTTGCATATAGCTGAGGGCAGTCTATGCCGCCTTACAACTATAGCAGGAGGTTCACTATGAACGATTTAAAAATTTTTAACTACGAGGGTAACGAGGTACGCACTGTTCAGAAAAACGGAGATACCTTGTGGGTATTGAAAGACGTTTGTGCGGTACTTAGCATTTCAAAGTACCGAGATACTGCGGAAAGGCTCGATGCAGACGAAAGGGCGTCGGTCAGGGTGGACACCCTTGGTGGGGCACAAGACATGATCTGTATCAACGAAAGCGGTCTTTATAACGTTATCCTCCGCTCTGACAAGCCAGAAGCTAAGAAGTTCAAGCGCTGGGTAACCCATGAAGTGCTGCCGTCTATCAGAAAACATGGACTCTATGCAGCTGATGAGCTGCTTGCCAACCCAGACCTTTGGATCAGGGCACTGCAGGAACTTAAAGCAGAGCGAACAAGAAACGCTTCTCTGGTTGCCACCATCAGTATTCAGGAACAGCAGATTGCTGAAATGCAGCCCAAGGCAAGCTATTACGATGTGGTTCTAAATTGCAAGGATGCAGTGGCCATCACAACAATTGCTAAGGACTATGGGAGATCAGGTCGCTGGCTGAATGAATATCTTCATGATCTGGGTGTGCAATTCCGTCAGGGTAATATATGGCTTCTTTATCAGAAACATGCTCAGCATGGATATACCGCAACCAAGACTCATAGCTATCCAGGCGGCGACGGCAGCATGCACTCAAAGGTTCATACTTACTGGACTCAAAAGGGACGTCTGTTTATCTATGAACTGCTGAAATCACATGGCATACTCCCGCTGATTGAGCAAGAATCGGATCTCGAGGTGGTGTAGTTATGGACAAGTACAACGCAGAAGGTTACCCAGATCCAACAGCCGCAGAAGCTCTGGGTAATGTAGAACGAGAAGAAAAAGCGAAAAGCTATAGACCTTGCGTGTTCATATGTTCACCCTTTGCCGGAGAGATAAAAATCAATCTTGAGAATGCCAGAAAATACTTGAGATTTGCGGTGGATAAAGGAGCGATACCCTTCGCTCCTCATCTGCTATATCCGCAAATAATGGATGATCATGATCCGGAGGAAAGAAAAATGGGTTTGTTCTTCGGTATGGTCTGGCTTCGAAAGTGTGATGAGCTATGGGTGTTCGGAAGCCATATTTCAAGCGGGATGCGGACGGAAATAAATAAAGCAACGAAGCATCGTATGACCATTAGATACTTCACCGAAAACTGTAAGGAGGTGCAGAAGATATGAAAATAGCGGTTGGTAACAGCCGTATGGATAAAAAGTGGAAGAACAAAGACATAACTTGGGAGGATTTTACCGCCCGAGTTATGACAACCATACGGACTACAGAAACGGTATCCGAGTTTCGTAAGTTGAGTCGTGCCAGACAGGATGCCATAAAGGATGTGGGCGGTTTTGTTGGTGGTGCTCTTCGTGAAGGCAAGCGTCGAAACGGATTTGTCTTAAGTCGTTCTCTCCTGACTCTCGATATGGACTATGCAAAGCCGGGAATCTGGGATCAGATTGAATCACTACATGATTTTAAATGCTGCATCTATTCAACTCATAAAAATACACCTAATGCTCCCAGGCTCAGGCTGCTTATTCCACTAGCACGTGAAGTCAGTGAAGATGAATATCCGGCACTGGGACGCATGGTGGCAAAGGAAATAGGAATAGATCTGTTCGACGATACCACCTATGAAGCATCAAGGTTGATGTATTGGCCATCTACACCATCTGACGGAGAGTTTGTATTTAAGGAAAAAGACGGAGATTTGCTTGATCCCGATTTGTATCTTTCTAAATACGCTGATTGGCGAGATACCTCTACGTGGCCGGTATCATCTCGGCAGTCGGAGGTGGTCCAGCGAAAGATAACGCAACAGGCAGATCCACTTTCCAAAGAAGGTGTAGTCGGAGCATTTTGCAGGGCTTATACCATTGAAGAAGCCATCGATACTTTCCTGAAGGAAATATATGAACCAAGTGTAATGAATGGCCGCTATGATTATATCCCGGCAGACTCTTCATCTGGACTAGTTATCTATGACGGTAAATTTGCATACAGTCACCATGCGACTGATCCTGCCTGCGGGAAGCTCCTTAATGCTTTTGACCTTGTGCGTGTTCATAGATTCCGTGACATAGATGATAAGGTCGCTGAAGATACGCCGCCAAGCAAGCATCCATCATACAAAGCAATGTCGGATCTGGCAATAAAAGATGAACGTGTGAAGGAACAATTCGCAGAGGAGCGCAGGGCGCTAGCTGAGAGCGAGTTTCAGGATGAGGATTGGCAGAAGCAGCTGGAGCTAGAAAAGACAGGAGCTGTAAGAAACACCCTAAGAAACCTTACGATCATAATCGAAAATGATCTGAACCTAAAAAGTATTGTGTTCAATCAGCTTTCTGACAATCTTGAGATCAAGGGCGAGGTTCCCTGGACACACCCCTCAAGGTTTTGGAGGGATGCAGATGATGCGCAGCTTGTCAGTTACATCGATACCCACTATGGCACTTTCTCTGCTCGTAACTATGACATCGCAGTAGCTAAGGTGACTGACGACCGTTCCTATCATCCGATCCGAGAGTTCATTGATTCATTACCTGAGTGGGATGAAATACCCCGCGTTGATACTTTATTGATTGATTATCTCGGGGCTTCTGACAATCCCTATGTGAGATCAATAACCCGAAAGACCCTCTGTGCAGCCATAGCACGTGTTATGAATCCAGGCTGTAAGTTTGATTCCATGCTGGTTCTGAATGGTCCGCAGGGTGTTGGAAAAAGTACGCTCATAGCCAAACTGGGCGGTGAGTGGTTTTCTGACTCGCTGAGCCTTTCGGATACCAAGGACAAAACCGCCGCTGAGAAGCTGCAGGGCTATTGGATATTAGAGATCGGAGAGCTTGCCGGGCTGAAAAAAGCGGAAGTGGAAACGCTGCGAAGTTTTCTATCCCGCCAGAATGATATCTATCGTGCCAGCTTCGGGCGAAGGGCGACACCACACCTGAGGCAATGTGTGTTTTTCGGAACCACCAATGCAGAGAAGGGCTACTTGAGGGACACTACGGGCAATCGACGCTTCTGGCCGATAAAAACTCCCGGTAACGGTAGTAAACAATCGTGGCAACTTACCCAAGAAGAAGTATTGCAGATATGGGCTGAAACACTGGTATACACCAAAGCTGGTGAAAAACTTTACCTTGACGCAAGGCTTGAAAAGCTCGCCAAAGATGAACAGAGAGAAGCAATGGAATCCGATGAGCGTGAAGGGCTGGTCCGTGATTACTTAGATACCCTTTTGCCAGAGGACTGGGATAGCATGGACACCTTTGAGCGTCGAAACTTCATAAGTGGTTCAGAGTTTGGTGACAGCAGCCGCATCGGGGTAAAGAAGCGCACTATTGTTTCTAATATGGAGATCTGGTGTGAATGCTTTGGCAAGGACCGCGCCAACTTCAAACGCATGGACAGTAATGAGATATCAACGATCATGGCTGGTATCGGAGGCTGGACATTGTCTGATAAGAAGGTTCGAATACCACTTTACGGCCCGCAGTGGGTTTATGTTCCCAAGTCTGTTCCAAGAAGTAAAAGTCCGGAACAGGCATAAAGCTGGGAACAAAAATACCTGTTCCTATGTTCCAGCCTAATGTTTTTGGAACAACTCATCGGAACAGGCGATAGCCCTTGATATATAAGAAACTGAATTACCTGTGTTCCTATGTTCCAAAGATTACTATTAATAATAATTCTAAAGATAATAGAAAGAAAACGACTGCAGACGCCCGTTTGCGCGCGTATAGAGATTTTTGATGCTTGGGAACACAGGCTTTATGGAGGATATATGAGAGAAAAAATTATTGAACAAAAATTGGTGAGAGAAACGAAAGACAAAAGTGGCCTCGCGTTAAAATTCACATCACCCGGTCTAGATGGAATGCCGGACCGGGTGGTGATATTACCGGGAGGGAAGATGGCTTTTGTGGAAGTGAAAGCTCCAGGTAAGACAATGCGGCCACTGCAGGAAAAGCGAAAAAGACAGTTAGAAGCACTTGGTTTTTTGGTATTCTGCATAGATCAAACGGAGCAAATTGGAGGGATACTTGATGAAATACAGTCCTCATAAATATCAAGAGTATGTTACTGATTATATCCTTACTCATCCGATTGCAGCCGTTTTGCTGGATATGGGTTTAGGCAAGAGTGTCATTGCACTGACTGCCATATTTGATCTTACACTGGATAGCTTTCTGATTCGAAAGGTCTTGGTGATTGCACCGCTGAGAGTAGCAAGGGATACATGGCCTACAGAGATTGAAAAATGGGATCATTTGAAGGGCCTAGTATACTCAGTTGCTGTTGGCTCCGAAGAACAAAGAAAATCAGCACTGCTTAAGCAAGCTCAGGTCTACATTATCAACCGTGAGAATGTTGAATGGCTCATTTCTCGGAGCGGGTTACCTTTTGACTATGACATGTTAGTAATTGATGAGCTGTCATCCTTTAAATCTCATCAGGCAAAGCGATTTAAAAGCATACTGAAAGCGAGGCCTTTAATCAAGAGAGTTGTGGGTCTCACAGGTACTCCTTCTTCAAATGGACTGATGGATCTCTGGGCTGAATATCGACTGCTGGATATGGGGCAGCGCCTTGGACGCTTTATAGGGAAATATCGTGAAGACTACTTTAGCCCTGATAAACGCAATCAACAGATTGTATTTTCTTATAAACCAAAACCTGGAGCTGAGGAAATGATTTATCAAAGGATTGCTGACATTACCATCAGCATGAAGGGTTCTGATTATCTCAAATTGCCGGAGCTGGTTATGAATGAGGTTACTGTCAGGTTATCTGAAAAAGAAATGGAAACCGTTGAAACCATGAAGCGGAATCTTGTTGCAATGATCAAAGGTGAAGAAATATCAGCGGCCAATGCAGCCGCACTGTCGGGGAAACTTCTGCAAATGGCTAATGGAGCAGTTTATGATGATGAAGGTGCTGCTATTCATATACATGATCGAAAGCTAGAAGCATTAGAGGACTTGATCGAAGCTGCCAATGGCAAACCTGTCCTCATTGCATATTGGTTCAGGCACGATCTTGCCCGGATCAAAGAAAGATTTGCAGTCGAAACCTTAGACAGCTCTGATTCCATAAAAAGATGGAACAACGGTGAAATTCCGATAGTAGTCATACATCCGGCGTCTGCTGGACATGGCTTGAACCTGCAGGCTGGCGGTTCAACCCTTATATGGTTCGGGTTGACTTGGAGTCTGGAACTCTATCAACAAACCAACGCCAGGCTCTGGAGACAAGGTCAAAGGGAAACGGTAGTTATTCACCATCTTATCGCCAAGGATACGATAGATGAGAAGGTGATGAAAGCACTGAAAGATAAGGACAACACCCAAGCCGCCCTTATTGATGCAGTCAAAGCAACATTCAAAGGAGGTTCGATGCGATGAATATAGTTTGGCATTACCTAGATAAAAAGTTGGCAGCGATCAATGCGCTCAAGGATTACAGCAACATGGAATATATCATTGAGCATACAGATGAAGATATCGCTACTATTCATGAAAAGATAGAATCACCGAGGAGCTCGGTTCCAACGGGAATGCCGAGTGCACACAATCCTAAGGCACTAGAGGATCGTCTGGCTTTTGGTATTGATGAGATTGATGTGTTGAAGGAACGTTATAGACAAGCCTTGGAGTACATGAAATGGTTCAAGCCCGCATGGGAGACTCTGGATGAGGATTCGCAATTTATCCTGAGTGAATTCTTTGTCCGAGATATTACAAAGACCGAAGCCATACTAAATGTAAGTGAAGAGCTTCATATTGAACGTTCATGGGTTTATAAGAAAAAGGAAGACGCACTGCGTCAGCTGACGTTACTCCTTTATGGAATTTAAGAGTGGACAAATAACGGACGCAATTTACAAAAAACTGTACTAGAATAGTATTATGGAAAGCTGCAAAGAGCCTTCGTGGAAAATACCGCGAGGGCTTTCTTTACGCCCTAAAGGAGGTGTTTTATGCCGAGAAAACCAAAACGACCATGCTCTCATCCCGGTTGTCCTGAGCTGACAGAGCACCGGTTTTGTGAGAAGCACGCCAAGCAGGAAGCCTCTCGCTATGAGAAGTACGATCGTGACCCGGCAACACGAAAGCGTTATGGACGGGCATGGAAGCGCATACGTGACAGGTACATTGAATCGCACCCGCTCTGTGAAGAGTGTGTAAAGAACGGGAAAATGACACCGGCCACCGAGGTCCATCACATCCTTCCGCTTGCACGTGGCGGTGATCATGATGAAGCGAACCTCAAAGCTCTTTGTACACCTTGTCATTCAGCCATCACAGCGCGTGATGGTGACCGCTGGCACGACCGGTAGGGGGGATCAAATCTCTGTAGCTCTTTTGCTGGGGAACGGGCGTAGGGTGTCGTGTGAATTTTTTCATAAGTTTTGGGGGTATTAACCCCCTCATTCAGATCGGAGGTGAGTACATGGGTAAAAGAGGCCCGCAGCCAGGTGTAGGTGGCAGGCCGCGAAAGGCTTTAGCGGATAAAATACAGGATGGCAAATCGCGCAATCTTCAAATCGTGCCGTTGCCTGAAGGTGACTCTGAAACAGGCTCAGAAATGCCAAAGCCTGCTGATTGGTTATCGGCTTCCCAAAAGAATGGACATCCCTTGATAGCCAATGAGATCTACACAGACACCTGGGGATGGCTATTGAAACACAAATGCAGTCATCTGGTACCAAAGCAGCAGATTGAGCAATACTCCATGAGCGCTGCTCGTTGGATTCAATGTGAACAGGCTATTTCTGAATACGGCTTGCTGGCAAAGCACCCAACAACCGGAGCACCGATTGCTTCGCCTTATGTGAGCATGGCACAATCCTTCTCAAAACAAACCAATAGTTTATGGGCTCTGATTTACGCGATAGTAAGGGAAAACAGTCTTACTGATTGCTCGAACTATACTCCACAAGATGATTTAATGGAGCGCCTATTAAGCGCCCGGAAAGGAAAATGATATGGATAATAAATTCTTAACAGCAGAAAGTGTGTGTGAAGGCCATCCAGACAAGCTCTGCGACCTTATTGCAGACAGTGTTTTGGACGCCTGTTTGTGGAAAGACCGCGTCTCTCGCGTGGCCTGTGAGGTAATGGCTACAAAAGGTAAGATAATCGTGGCGGGCGAAATCACCTGTAGCGGTAAAATCGATATTCGAATGATAGTGAGGGATACGCTGCGGAAGGTAGGATACAATCCGTGGAAGTATCTCATTTTTGTTTATGTACACAAACAGAGTCGAGACATCGCAAATGGAGTAGGAAATGCCTTGGAAGCACGCAGTGGCGACACTTCCTGGTATAACACGCTCGGTGCGGGTGATCAGGGGACGATGTACGGCTATGCTACAAGCGAAACGAGGCAGATGCTCCCTCTCCCGGTAGTATTGGCCAACAGCATCACAAAACGACTTGATCAGGTTCGACACGATGGACTTATCAAAGGAATCAAGCCAGATGGAAAGGCACAGGTCACCGTGGAGTATGAGGATGGGAAGCCAAAGCGCATTAATACCATCATCGTATCTGTCCAACACGATGCGACGAAAGACACTGAGGAACTGAGCCGGGAGATTTATTCACACGTCCTGTGGAAGTGCTTTGAGGATTTCCCTTTTGATGAAGAGACGGAAGTCCTTATTAATCCTTCCGGTAGGTTTGTTGAAGGAGGGCCTTCGGCTGATACCGGGCTTACTGGCAGAAAGTTGATGGTCGATACCTATGGGGGACTTGCAGCCCATGGCGGCGGTGCTTTTTGTGGAAAAGACCCTACAAAGGTTGACCGGTCCGCGGCTTACATGGCCAGGAATATTGCCAAGCATATCGTCTGGTGTGAATTTGCTAAGCGTTGCCAGGTCAATATTGCTTATGCCATCGGAAAGGCTGATCCAGTATCGGTCGAAGTGGATACGTTTGGCACAGGAACAGTTTCTGACGCGACACTTCGCGAAGCGATCAAGGAAGTGTGGTGCCTTCGTCCGGCAGCGATTATTGAAATGCTTGATCTGCGGTTTCCACGTTATAAGGACACAGCGGTATATGGTCATTTTTCTTCCTGCTTGTACCCGTGGGAGGATGTCAGAAAATATAAGGAACTTAAAGAGGCGGTGATGCGGTTTGAGCAAGACAACCAGTGATATGAAGCTGGTACCGATTCAGGAGCTGGTACCGTACGTAAATAACGCAAGGACTCATTCTCCTACACAGATCACCAAGCTTCGATCTAGCCTTAGGGAGTTTGGCTTCGTCAATCCCATCATCGTCGACCGGGATTATAGTGTGATTGCTGGACATGGTCGTCTGATTGCCGCCAAGGAAGAAGGCTTTTCAGAGGTCCCGTGTGTGTTTGTAGATTACTTGACTGAAGCGCAGAAGAAGGCATATATCATCGCTGACAACCGTTATGCAGAGGATGCTGGGTGGGATGAAGAACTCTTGAGGTTAGAGATTGAAAGTCTTCAGGGCATGGAGTTTAATGTTGAACTACTCGGCTTTGAACCTGCTGAACTAAACAAGCTTCTGACAAACGGCGATGATATTCAAGAAGATGATTTCGATGTCGAAGCAGAACTGCAAAAGCCTGCACTCACAAAGCCAGGTGATGTTTGGCTTTTAGGAAAACACCGACTGGTTTGCGGTGACAGTACAAAGGCTGAAACCTATAAAGTCCTGATGGATGGAAAAAAAGCAAATCTGGTAGTCACAGATCCTCCATACAATGTCAATTACGAAGGATCAGCTGGCAAAATCAAAAACGACAACATGGGCAATGAAGCGTTCTACACCTTCCTCTTCGATGCATTCAAAAGCATGGAAGAGGTTATGGCACAGGACGCTTCTATTTATGTGTTCCATGCAGACACTGAAGGTTTGAATTTTAGGAAAGCATTTGCTGATGCTGGCTTTTATCTCTCCGGAACCTGCATCTGGAAAAAACAGAGTCTTGTTCTGGGGCGATCCCCATATCAATGGCAGCATGAGCCGGTGCTCTTTGGATGGAAGAAAAAGGGCAAACACATGTGGTACTCTGACCGCAAGCAATCGACCATCTGGGAATATGACAAACCTAAGAAAAACGGTGACCACCCGACAATGAAGCCTGTAGCCTTGATTGCAAACCCGATCACTAATTCGAGCATGACGGGTTGCATTGTTCTCGATCCCTTTGGGGGTTCGGGTTCAACCCTCATTGCCTGTGAACAAACTGACCGCATATGTCACACCGTCGAGCTTGATGAGAAGTTTTGTGATGTTATCGTAAAGCGATTTATCGAGCAGGTTGGTTCTGATGAGCAGGTTTTTCTCCTGCGTGATGGAGGCAACAAAGCCTATGGTGAGCTCGTCACAAACATAGAAACACAGCCTGCGAAACAACAGAATTAACTTGATAATATACAGGTTTAGAGTGATATATGTAACTACCAAAAAGAAAGGTGGTTAATCATATGGAAATCAAATTTAACTGCACAGGCACTGAGCGTAAGGCATTGGTCAATGTAATTGGCGAACTGCTGGAGACCAAACCTGCATACAAAGGAGCACCGACCTTCGCCTATTGCATTGACGGCTTCGTAGTAGATAAAAACGGTGAGCTTTCCTTCGATGAGCACATCGACATCAACAAGGTTGAAATGCTCATTGAAAGGCTGGCAGAGCGCGGCTTCGAAGCTGAAATTACAGGGAGCATGACAGTAGAAGCTCCTTCAGAAGAAATTCAGGAACCCACAGCCTCCGCAAATGAAATCGAGGGACTTGTAATCGAACTGCCAAGAGCAACTTTCACTGACACAGCTTTAGAGAATCTGAAGCGCTTGCTGGAAAGCAAAGGAGAACTTATCAAGAAAGCACTTGGAGTAGAGACACTGCCTGTTGAAATTACAGATGAAAAGGTCAGCTTTTACTGGTTTTCATTCCCAGTAAGCCCCGAGGAAATCAAAGCATATTCACACTTTATATGCTCGCTAAGTGAATTGGCAAGGGGACAGAAACGGGTGACTGCAAAAGTTAAGGAAACCGACAATGAGAAATATGCTTTCCGCTGCTTTCTCCTCAGACTTGGCTTTATCGGCCAGGAATTCAAAGCTGAGCGCAAAATCCTACTATCTAAGCTGACAGGAAGCTCGGCTTTTAAAAGCGGAGAGTCCAAACAAAAGGAGGCTGAATAAAATGCGTATCATTTCTCCAGAACGACTTCTGCAGCTTAAAGCAAAGTACACACCGGGAAGTAGAGTGAGGTTGATTCGAATGAACGATCCCTACACCAAATTAAGTCCCGGTGAGACAGGCACAGTAACGGGAGTTGATGATATCGGGACCATTCATGTTTCCTGGGACTGCGGTTCGAGCCTTGGTGTAGCTTATGGCGAAGATTCATGTGAAATAGTCAAAGATTCATGTGAGGAGGATAAACAGTGAAAGCGCATTTTGTTAGAAAAGCCAGTACGATAGACGACCTGAAGGGTTATGAAAAAGAAAGCGGCAGTAAGTATGCTATCGAGGAAGTTGTTGAGCTTGAGCCAGAAGAGTTCAAAGCATTTTCTAAGAACCTACTTGATGATCATGACTTCATTGCTAAACGCGTTGATAAGATGTTCATGGATGCGGATAAGGTTTGGCACTGCATTCTGGTCAAGGCTAGAGGAGCTGATGAAGGCATACTTGTTGAAAGTGAGGGTTATGAATACGCTCGGTATGCAGCCTACTATTCCGGTACAGAAAGCCCGAAAGACCGGATAATAAGACAGATTATAGCCATAAGGGAGACTGGTGAAACCAACATGTTCGATACCCTCATGGTTCAGCGGATGGCTTATGAGCGAGGATACTTTGAGCTTGTGACATTCATTGAAGAGTATAAGAAAGAATACTGCCACTTCATTCTCACCGGTGAACTATAAAATACAAGAAACGACATACAAGAAGCCTTTCGGGGCTTCTTTTGTCGTCCATAAATTGAAGGAGGTGACCGCGTATACGAAAGCTGAAGAAATACAAACCGACCCGGTTTATGAGAAAAGATAGCCATTATGACAAAGCAACAGCGGACTACGCGGTCGGATTTATAGAGTGCTTATCACATACAAAAGGGACATGGGCAGGAAAACCATTTGAACTCATTGACTGGCAGGAGCAAATCATCCGTGATGTATTCGGAACTATCAAATCAAACGGATATCGGCAGTTTAATACAGCTTATGTGGAGATACCTAAAAAGATGGGCAAATCGGAGCTGGCAGCTGCTGTGGCACTTCTTCTTACCTGCGGTGACCGTGAAGAACGAGCTGAGGTTTACGGCTGCGCTGCGGATCGTAACCAGGCATCTATCGTCTTTAATGTGGCGGCTGACATGGTGAGACTATGCCCGGCACTATCAAAGCGAGTGAAAATCCTTGATTCGCAAAAGCGATTAATATATTTACCAACCGGGAGCATTTATCAGGTGCTTTCTGCAGATGTTTCAAACAAACATGGATTCAACACCCACGGCGTAGTATTCGATGAGCTACATACACAGCCTAACAGAAAGCTTTTTGATGTTATGACCAAAGGCAGTGGCGATGCAAGAATGCAGCCACTGTATTTTCTTATCACCACTGCCGGTAACGATACAAACAGTATATGTTATGAGATTCATCAAAAGGCACAAGACCTTCTTGATGGTAGAAAAAACGATCCGACATTTTACCCAGTGATTTATGGGGCGGATGAAGCGGATAACTGGACCGATCCAAAGGTATGGAAAAAAGCAAACCCCTCGCTCGGCATTACGGTGGGTATTGATAAGGTGCGGGCAGCCTGTGAGAGTGCAAAACAAAATCCTGCAGAGGAAAACAGCTTCAGGCAGCTACGACTCAATCAATGGGTCAAACAGGCAATCCGATGGATGCCTATGGATAGATGGGATAAGTGCTCATTCACAACCGATCCCGATTCGCTTGCTGGACGCGTTTGTTATGGCGGGCTAGACCTTTCAAGTACGACGGATATTACGGCATTTGTTTTGGTTTTCCCGCCCGAAGAAGAGGACGACAAGTTTATCATTCTTCCTTACTTCTGGATGCCTGAAGAAAATATTGACCTGCGTGTACGACGCGACCATGTGCCTTATGACATTTGGGAAAAACAAGGGTATCTCAAAACGACTGATGGTAATGTTGTTCACTATGGATTTATTGAAGCATTCATTGAGAAACTCGGAGAGAAATACAACATTAGAGAAATTGCCTTTGACCGTTGGGGAGCTGTGCAAATGGTTCAGAACCTTGAAGGCATGGGTTTTGTAGTTGTTCCTTTCGGCCAGGGATTCAAAGACATGTCTCCA